GGTCTGACACGTGGTGCCGGTGCGCTGGTTAAAGATAGCAACGTGTACTATCGTCGTACTATCGTTACCAATCTGCTGTAATAATAATAATAAGACAGTGGCTTTAAAAGGGGACTTTGGTCCCCTTTTTTTATGGATAAATAGTCCAAAGGAGTTATTATGAGCGTACTAGACAATCAACCGTTAGATCAAAGTTTCTTATCACCTCTTGGGTTTAAACTTCAAATCAAGAAGACCCCTCATGTCAATTACTTTGTACAAAAAGTAAATGTTCCTAGTGTGACACTTGGTACAGCAGACATTGAAAGCCCATTTACAAAAATTCCATTTCCAGGAACAAAACTGACATATGGTAATTTAGATGTTACTTTTAAAGTCGATGAGAACATGATGAATTACCTTGAAATTTATTCATGGCTAAGAGAAGTTGGTTTTCCTGATAACTTTGCACAATATGGTAGTATTGCTGGGAAATCTATTACTTCTGGCGAAGGCGTGTATTCAGATATTACATTAATTATTCTCTCAAGCGCTATGAACCCAAACCTTGAATTTACGTTCTTTGATTGTTTCCCTGTTGACCTTTCTGAGCTAACGTTTGATAGTACGTCTGCTGACGTTGACTATTTAACTGCAACTGTTACTTTTGCTAATAGAAGATTTGATGTAAAAGCATTGGCGTAACCTACAACCTATATTATGAAACTTGAAGACATTTGGGACCTCTGGGAAGCAGACGGTCATATGGACATGACTGAGCTTAGCGCTGAAAGTCTAAAGATACCTCTACTACACCACAAGTACTATAAACTGTATATACAAGAGGCGCTCACGTTTAGGAAGTATGAGCAAGAATATAAGACTTTATACAAATTAAAGCATGAATACTACACGGGCGTGCTTGATAAAGCTACGCTCGAAGAGCGTGGTTGGGTACCTAATCCATTAAAGATTCTTAGACAGGATATGCCAGTATACATGGATAGCGATCCTGACATACAGCTAATTCAAGCAAAGATAGATATACAAAAGCAGAAAGTATCCTTCCTGGAGTCTGCTATTAAAACTATCGTCAATCGTGGTTTCTTAATAAAGAATGTAATTGATTGGGAAAAATTCAAGAGTGGCGCATGACAGAAATTATCCGTGTAACAAAGTTTAACGATGTACACATTAAGTTACATTGCGATAGTGGTGTAGCCCAAGAAATAGGCGAGTATTTCACATTTAGTGTTCCAGGTGCTAAGTTCTCACCTGCCTATAAAAATAAAATGTGGGATGGTAAAATTCGTTTGTTTCACTTGATGCGTCAAACTTTGTACATGGGTTTATTAGATAGTGTACAAAAATTTGCAAAGGAAAGAGGTTATGAGATTGAGTATGATAATCCAAACGACTTTGCAGAAACAGAATTCTCTGTAACAGAAGCTGAGACATTTATAAAGTCGCTTAACTTACCACACCAGATACGTGACTATCAATTAGAAGCATTTGTACATGCCGTAAGAAAAAAAAGAACGTTGCTTTTATCACCAACAGCATCTGGTAAATCATTAATCATTTTTTTACTATCATCTTTGTTTGTCAAGAAAAAAATACTCATTGTTGTTCCTACTTTAGGACTTGTTCACCAAATGGCATCTGACTTTGTAAGTTACGGGTGTCCTGACAATCTAATACATAAAATATATGCTGGTCAGGATAAAGATACCGATGCAAACATCGTTGTAACAACATGGCAGAGTGTCTATGAGCTACCTAAAAAATGGTTTGACCAGTTTGGTGTTGTTATTGGTGATGAGGCCCATCAATTTAAAGCTAAAAGTCTTGTTGATATTATGGAGAAGTTGGTAAACTGTAAATACCGATTTGGGTTTACAGGTACACTAGATGGTACGCTAACTAACAAGCTCGTTTTAGAAGGCTTGTTTGGCGCTGTTAAACAAGTAACAACAACTGCTAAGTTAATGGAGAACAAAACAGTAGCTGATCTAAAGATTAAAGCACTTGTGCTTAGCTATGATGATGATATGAGATCTTTCTTTGCTAAAGCAAAACCTAAATATCAAGACGAGATTACATACATAACAACCAATAATGCTCGTAATAAATTCTTAGTAAATCTTGTAAGTTCATTAAAAAACAATACATTACTGTTGTTTAATTTTGTTGATCATGGTAAAATGCTTGAGAAGTATATAAAAGAGCAGAATCCTGATAAGGATGTGTTTCTTGTATATGGATTGGTTGAGGGTGAAGAGCGTGAAGCGGTAAGGAAGTATGTCGAAGAACATAACGGCGTTATTGTTATTGCTTCATATAAAACATTCTCAACAGGGGTCAACATACAGAATTTACATAATGTTGTGTTTGGTTCGCCTAGCAAATCTCGAATAAGAGTGCTGCAATCAATAGGTAGGGGTTTAAGAACAAACGAACACAAACTCGATGCTGTGCTTTATGATGTGGCTGATGATTTATCGTGGAAGTCTTTTAAGAATCATACGATTGGACATTTTGCAGAACGCATACAGATGTATAATCAAGAAAAGTTTGATTATAAAATTTACACAATTAAGTTAAAGGGATCAACATGACAAGCATTCTAAAACTTAGTAATGGGTTAGAAGTTGTAGGGACAATAGAGGTAGAAAATGATTTCACAGTTGTGGTTAATAAACCATTACAGATTAATTATAGGTATTTCCAAGGCTCTATACCTTCCGTATCATTTGTTAGGTATATTATGTTTGCCCAGGCAGAATCAATTAGTTTTTCTACACATGACATTATGAATGTAGTGAGTGCAAGGGAATCATTTGCTTCTTATTATGCAAATGTTGTTGATCAATATTATGGGGATCTTGAAAAAGTAATAGATAAAGAATTGGAAAATATTACTATAACCCCTACAGAAAAAGGATTCCACGAAAGCATTCTCGAATCAATGTCAGTGGAAGGTGCAACGGTAAACTAATATGGCAACTCATTATGTAGACAACAAACATCTGTTTGCTGTAATTGTAGAATACAAAGCATTGGTAGCAGAAGCAAAAGCTAACGATAAACCAAAACCAATAATTCCTAACTATGTTGGTGAATGTATTCTTTTAATAGCAAAACGATTATCAACAAAACCAAACTTTGTTAACTATTCATATCGCGATGAGATGATTAGTGATGGGATAGAAAATTGCATTAGCTACTTTGATAATTTTGATCCTGAGAAATCAAACAACCCTTTTGCATATTTTACACAGATTATTTACTTTGCATTCTTACGTAGGATACAAAAAGAAAAGAAGCAGACATATATTAAACATAAAACAGCAGAAAACAGTATGTTGTTTAATGAGTTGGTTGAGCAAGGTGAAGATGGTGAAATGATTTTTAACCCTCAAGATTTTGATGCAGAAAATGTTTCTGATTTTGTAAAAGCGTTTGAGATTAATATAGACAAAAAGAAAGTCAAACGTAAAAAGGGACTTGATAATTTTATTGAGGAAGATAATGAAAATTTGCTTGCTGGGTGATACACATATAGGTGCAAGAAACGATAGCCCCTCTTTTCATAAGTTTTTTGCTAAGTTTTATGATAACGTTTTCTTTCCGTATCTTGAAGCAAACAATATTACTAGCGTAATACAATTAGGTGATGTGTTTGATAGACGTAAGTATATTAATTTTAACTCCTTACATCAAGGCCGTAAATATTTCTTTGAGCCACTAAACAAATACCACACATGGATGTTGGTAGGTAATCACGATACATATTATAAAAATACAAATGATGTCAATTCACCTTGTATGCTGCTCAAAGAATATAAGAACATCAGTCCAATAAAAAGCGTGTATGAGACATCGATCGGGGGTGTTCCTTTCCTGCTTATGCCGTGGATATGTGATGATAATTATGAAGAATCAATCAAAGCACTTCAACAAACAAAAGCAACACATATTGTTGGTCATTTTGAGATTGATGGGTTTGAAATGTACAAAGGAGCTGTACATCAAGGCGGGTTGACAAAAGATACTTTTAACAACTTTGAATCTGTATGGTCTGGCCACTTCCATCACCAATCAAAGTTAGGTAATATTCACTATCTCGGTACTCCATATGAGATGACGTGGTCTGATCATGGAGATGAAAAGGGATTCCATGTATTTGATACAGACACAAGAGAGCTGACGTTTGTTCCTAATCCATATAAAATGTTTCATAAGTTACACTACGATGATACAGACAAACAAATAAGCGAGGTTGTCAACATAGATTTTAGCGTGTATAGTGAAACTTTTGTTAAGCTAATTGTCCGTAATAAAACCAATCCTTATTGTTTTGATATGTTTGTAGATAAGTTGGAAAAAGCTGGTGTATATAATGTACAAGTTGTTGATGACCACTTCCACATGGACATGGAAAATGATAATGATATTATTAGCGAAGCAGAGGATACGCTAACAATTCTTAGCAAGTATGTAAATCAATTAGACGACAGTGTCGATAAACAACCTCTTGATATACTAATGAGAGAACTTTATCAAGAAGCACTAAGTGTGGAGTAATGTTTGATATTTTTTAAAACGCTGAGGTATAGAAACCTTCTTAGCACTGGTAACGTTTTTACTGAAATAAAATTACATTCTCATAATACAACATTAATTGTTGGAGAGAATGGAGCTGGTAAATCAACTATCCTTGATGCTCTTTCGTTTGGTTTGTTTGGCAAACCTTTTAGAAAGGTAAACAAAGGACAGCTAATCAACTCAATTAACAACAAAGCGTTAATGGTTGAGGTTGAGTTTACTGTTGGTAATAAAAATTATCTTATACAGCGTGGCGCAAAGCCAAACGTGTTTAATGTGTACCAAGATGGTATATTGATTAACAATGACGCAAGTGCTGGTGACTATCAGGAGATGATTGATAAGCACATTCTAAAGATTAACCACAAAACATTCTCACAGATTGTAGTGTTGGGTAGTGCTTCTTTTGTTCCGTTTATGCAGATGACAGCTGCTAATCGTAGAGAAGTAATTGAAGATCTTCTAGATATTCAAATCTTTACTACAATGAATACGTTGCTTAAAGATAAAATTGCCTTAAACAAAAGCACAATTACAGATGTTGATTATGTAATGCAAGGGATTGCAGAAAAGATTGATTTAGAAAAGAAGCACTTACAGGTATTGCAATCAAGTAATGATGAACAGATAGCAGCTAAGCGTTTAAAGATTGCTGAGTATGAAGGTAGTATACAAGAAGCAGATAATGAAATATTAGCATATATGGAACAGCATACAAATTACCAAGACTTAGATACAATTCAATCATCACAGCTTAAAAAGCAAACAAAGTTAAACACGTTTTATCATCAACTATGTACAAAGTCACATGATATTGATAAAGACATTTTGTTTTTTTCAACGCATGATGATTGCCCTGTGTGTCAGCAAGGAATAGATCATGCGTTTAAAGACAGTACGGTTGAAGAAAAGAAAAATAAAAAACAAGAATTAACACTAGCAATAGAAGAGTTGGATTCAAAAATTGCTGGTGTTTCAACAGCACTTCGAAATGTTGAAGCATTGATTTTGGAAAGATCTATTTGGACAGCAAATATTAATGACAGACAAAGAGATATAGTCTTTTGGCAAAGATTGATTGGTGAGATGCAGACGGATATTGACCAATTGGAAAGCACACCTCATATTGAAGATAATACAAACAGACTAGCTGATCTTAGAGTACAGCTCAAAGAAAAGATTACTCAGCGCGAGGTTCTAGGTAAGCAAAAAAATACATTGGAGATGGCTGCTGTCCTATTAAAGGATAGTGGAATAAAAACTAAAATTATTCGTCAATATATCCCTGTAATCAACAAATTGATTAATAAGTATCTAGCATCGATGGACTTTTTTGTTAATTTTGAGCTTGATGAAAACTTTGAAGAAAAGATTAAGTCTAGGTTTCGTGATGAGTTTAGTTACGCATCTTTCTCCGAAGGTGAAAAATCAAGATTAGATTTAGCGCTGTTGTTTACATGGAGATCAATTTCAAGATTACGCAACAGCACCAGCACTAACTTGCTTATTCTTGATGAGGTGTTTGATGGCTCGTTAGATGCTCAAGGCAACGAAGAGCTTTTAAAGATAATTGATACATTGACGGATGGTAATAATGTGTTTGTTATATCCCATAAGACGGATGCATATCTCGATAAGTTTAACCGCGTGTTAAAGTTTCAGAAGATTGGTAATTTTAGTACAATGAGCGAATTATGATTCTTGAATTAGTTAAAAACGATAATCCCTTTCTCAAACAAAAAGTTGAATTGTTTGACTTTGGAGATCCACTTATTGATCCAACAGAGTTATCAGTAAATCTTTATGAGACGTTGATGTCTTCAAATTACATTGGATTGGCAGCACCCCAGGTTGGTTTACCATATAGGGCATTTGCTCTTCGTGCACAACCAGGAATTGTGTGTTTTAACCCTCGTATTGTTGATGTCTCAGAAGAGATAGTAATGCTTGATGAAGTATGTTTATCTTTCCCTGCACTTACACTTCCCATTAAGCGCCCAAAGAAAATAAAAGTTAGATATGCTGAACCAAACGGCATTATTAAAACAGCAACGTTTGATGGGATGACCGCTCGTTACTTTTTACACGAGCTTGACCATTTAGATGGAGTAATGTATACTGAAAAGGCAAATAAGTTTCATTTAGATAGAGCACTGCGTAAACAAACACAAACTTTAAGACAAGCAAAGGCTAAAAATTTATTATGAGTGTAGTTATATTTGGTAAAGGTAAGGTTGGTATGGCAACGGACCTTACATTAAAAACAGAAGCTGATTTTCATGATCCACAAAAAGGATATGTTGTTGAAGATTTTAGCAAATACAATATTGCTCTTGTTTGTGTAAGTTCTCTTGTGCATGGTCCTTACGATCATGTTGCTATCGAAGATTGTTTAGAAAAACTTCACAAGTCTAATTTTACTGGTATTGTTGCTATTCGTTGTACATTACATCCTTCGTTTATAAGCAATTGGGAAAACATTTATACTGATCTTAAACTTGTTCATTTTCCTGAGTTTATGAAGCAGGGTGATGAGGAGTATTTGGATCAACCATGGATTGTTGTTCTAGGTGGTAAGCGTGAGCATAC